ATAACAGCTCGGCCAACTCAGCCCGATTCATAGAGCAACACCACTGTAGGATTGTACTGAACTCAATCCGTCGGCGCAACCACTCACTTATGCTGCCATCAAATTTGGTGTAGTCGATGGCGCATACTTCCTCAAACGGGTGCACGAAGGCTTGCAACCGACTCGCTATTTCGCGAGGTTTAAGGCCAGGGTTATACCAAGGAAGATACATAAGGACATCTTTCTTGAAGGCATAACTAAAACAGGACATTCGCATCGTGTGGTCAGTAGGAACTGATGAAATATTACGGGGGCCAGTCACTTTCCCATATGATTCAGCTTTCTGAAAAGCTTTGACAACCATAGGGTCTTTGACATATTCATGGCATTCAGGATCAAAACCATACGTTTGACAAAACAGCAACCAGCGCTCACGCTTAGCACGACAGCGTTGGGCGGGCTTGCTTTGTTTGTCATAAACCTCCTGAATGGACCATGGGCTGCCGAGATGCTTACCACGGTTTATATCACCGTTTCGGCTATTCGACAGACTGAGATCTGTGAACTCATTGGCATATTCCTCATAAATCGATGGGGGGACAACTTCATTTCGCGGGGCATCTATACGGACTGCTAAACTCGCGCTTTCGTTGTTCCTGTCTTTGGTAGGCATCACCGCCTCCTGGGCTAATGGACAAGAGGCAAACCTACGTGCGTAAGTTTGCCCGTCACTAAGTAATTCATTCCCAAGGCAACTGAAGTGACGCGCAGTTACCCTGTATTCGTATCGTAAGCGGGCTACAGACGTGGTAGCTCTAGGAAGCCTACCCACGTTGCGGCCGTGAACATACAGCAATGAGGCAGCTGCAGGGGCATTTTCGACTTTGCTTGCTGCAAAGATTCGTTCTAAATCTCCCATATTGCTCCATTCAGAATATTCCATTCTAATCATAGCAGTGCGAAAATCTCGGTCCGGAATTGCGACACTCGAACTAGAACCCGACGCTGACAGATTCAACACGATACCACTTTTAGCTTGGGTGGTAACTATGTTGATATCGCCAAAAGTCAGTTCCTGGTACTTCAATGGATTTGTAGGACAAAACATTGCAGCGAGTGGAGCCGTAGTCGACATTGGGCAGAGCATGATGATACGCCTAGTGGCGTCATTGGGGTGGGCAAAGTGGGCAACAGCATAGGTGTGGGAATACCACATTGTTTTCCA